ATATAAAGCAATTTGCTATAGATCATGGACTAATAGAAGATGAGACATTTTTGGAAGTTCTTTTTGCTCAGGATGCTTCCAATGTAAAATCAGTAGCGCTAAAAGTAGCCCTAAGTCGTGGAGCAAATCCTATAGCATCATTTAAATTTGTACCTGATCTAGGATTAAAAATCATATCCTGATCTAAACCCAGTTCTACATCGGCTTTAACTATAGTATTTTCTCTGGCAAAAGGATTAGTAATATTCTTAACAGCATCTTCCATTTCAATAGGCTGACCATCGTTGTCTGAAAAATTAAGCATATAGCCCATAGCAGCTTTTGTAAGAAAATTCTCTGCCTGTTCGATATGTGCTGAAGAATCCCAATCATCTCTATAGATTCTTCTGGCTATGACTCCAACAGTATCGTCCCAACTTTCAATATCTTTAGCAGAGTTAAATTGGGCATCGAATTGATCCATATCGATCTTATCTTCTCTTTGACGGTTTAACCTATCAAGTAGATCTGTTTTATTCTTTCTAGGCATTGGTCCCATAAGAACATTGAAAGCATTCGATTCTACATCACTTCGCTCTCCTGATGTTATAGAAGTAAACTCAAAACCAAAAGCTGTATTGAAATCATTCTCAGGATTAAGAGGACTAGTTGAATCCGTGAACGACATATCTCGTATTTGCTTATAAGCTAAATGAGAGAAATTCTCCAATCCCGGAGTTCCTTCACTAATCTCAGCAAGAAGATTTAAATCTTCAGCATAGGTCACCCAATCATTGTTTTGTATGTCTTCTTCTATCCTATCAGATATAGCATGAACTTCTGGATTAGTAAGTACCCACATAGACTCACCCGCTCTGGCATTAACAATATCTGATCTAGCTGTATACTCCATACGATCACGGAAAGTACCTCGCTGGTTCAAGATTGCTTCTTTGGAACCAGGTTTCCTATCTCTAAAATCATTAAATGCTCTAGTAAGCTTAAGAGAAGAACGCGCATTCGCTGGAGTCTGATTAGCATATGTGCTAACAATATTTCTTTTAGCCAATCTTTCCTTAACTGAATCAATGGTCTGGTCTTCCATGTAAAGCTGCATTTCATCAAATTCTGCTATCTGATCCGCGCTTGGGCTATCTCCATACTTCTGAACGGCTGCATTTCTTTGGACGGCTTCTTTGCCTTTCTGAACAGCAGCAGAATCTTTATCCTCCATCGACGCAACGATTCCTGACAAGTTCTGCCTCGCTAATTCTTTCATAGCCACATGAATATCCTCTCCTAAAGCCTTAGATGCTTGAAGAGATGTTCCTGGTGAATCATACAAGGACATAAAAGTAAGAAGCTTATTATTAACCACTCCTCCTTTTATGTCTTTTAAAACATCATCACTATTAAGTTTTATATCATCTATAATTTTAAGCACAGCAGGAGACTTCAGGCTTCCAGGAATAGCCGACTTATCAATTCTGAAAAATGTGTTCGCTGGCAAATCCTGGTGAGCTGTGAAAAACTCAGGAGGAGTTTGGCCTAAACCATACATCTTATCCTGAACGCGGGTAAATATAGAAAAGGAATTTATCGGAGCACCGAATGTACTCTTGCCTTGAGCATGCTGAGGGAATCCTTCCTCATGATACATAAGAGCAATAGCTGAAGTATTCTTTACTTGATTAACTTCTACAGCCTTTTCAGGAAATATTTCAGAAGTTACCTGAAGCATAAGTATATCATCATTAGTTACCAAGTTTGGATGATGTGTTCCTGTCATCAGTAAATGATTTACATTTTCGTCTGACTTAAAAGATGTCATAGCTTTAGAAGATTTATCTTTTAAAATATGCGCGTTTGATTCCCTTAATTTAGCTATAGTTTGTGCTTTAAACTCTGGATCAATTTCATTACGGGCTATTTGATCATCTAATATAGATCCATACTTCGCTATAAGACTATCCTCACCTTGTGTCCATGCAGTGATAGATTCTATAGCGCTTATATTCTCTGCTGTATAATCATTTTTAACTCCATCCCATACATCCCCATAAATTTTATTACGTTCAGCTTCCATAACGGTGCGAACAGATGGGTCTTGATCAGTAGTAAATATAGCAAAATCATTTCTTAGTGCATTCAACTCATCAACAATGGACCCAGGCTTATCAGGAGAATGCTTAAAAGAATTTTGGAAGTCCGCTATTTCCGTTTGTTTATTCTTAACAAATTTCTCTTGATTAAGTGCAGTCTGCTTAAGTGTAGCTGCTCTGGAGTGATCTCCACGCCATTTTTCAATAACAATATCTAACTTATTCCCAATAAGCTCTAGCATATGTGGCCTTGCCCCTTCTTCTCCCAAAGCTTCACCAATAAGCCCTTGTTTAATAGTTGCAGCGGTATCTATGAGAATATCATCACGTACTTCCATAGGATGCTCCTGAGTAAACAACTTAAGTTCATTGTCCAGCTTTACAGACATAAGGCCTGAATTGGCTTTATCATACGCAATATCTGCTTTTCTATTAAGACTTATTAAGTGAGCAGCTACAGCTTGTTCGTATTTGGCTTTGTTCTTTTTTATATTGGCCATTCCAATAGCTGCTGTAGCTAATGAACCAGTAAGATTAGTAGCAACTTGGCCTATTTGTTCCGGTCTAATACCTAGATTTCCTAAATTGGCTGGAAGTCTTGGTGTAGACCCTCGCGCAAAATTTCTTACTGACGCCGCAGAAGGATTAAGTGAACCGGATATACTTGGTCCACTTATCCCCGAAGAACGTCTTGTTATTCCAAATGAAGGTGATCTTGCCATTAAAGTCCTGGTGTTGGTTGTGTAGCTATAGTCTGTTGAGTTGCTAATCGGGATTGCTGTTTAGCCAAATAAGTTTGAAAGATATTAGTCATACCGGATGTTAATGTACTGAAAGCACCAATCGTTCCTGCAAACTTAGTAGTAGAAGCTTGAGCTGCACCCGCTGCGATTGCTGCATTAGCAGAGGCAATGCCAGATGTTTTAACAAGATCAGCAGTAGTAGCAAGATTACTTGCTTCACTCTCTAATGAAGAAATTCTAGTTCTACGTCCCGTAATAGACTGGCTAAGCTGGAATACATTTTCAGCGCCACGCTTTCTAATTTCCTCTGATTCGATTTGGCCAAGCGCTCTTGCTCGAACACCCTCAGTCTGGGCCTTTCTTTCTTCAATATTCAAAATACCTAGATGATCTCCAGATTCAACTAATAACTGAGACACAATTCGATCTGTTTCTGCCATAAGACTCATATTAGCTGTAAGCACAGTATCAGAATCCAGTGAAATCCCAGAAGCAGCCACGTTGGATACGTATTTACCTATAGCCGATCTACTTTGCCGATTAACATCACTTATAGCTAATCCAGTATCTCTAACCACACGGAACTTATCCTTCCTGACATTATCTGCATTCAAATCAGCCATCAAACCAATAGACTCAGACTCTGTAACCGCTAATTTAGCATTAAGATCAGAAAACTTCTGAGAATATTCTTTAGCCATCTGATCCACCTCAATGTTGATATTCTCAAATTTAATCTCTGTATTCTTATTAACCACGCCTTGCATAAGCTCAAACCACTGCATTTCAGACTGGTGTCTCTGAATAAGTCCACTAGCCTCCGCAGCTAACCTCTGCATCTCAGCCTGTTTTTCAGCCAGTTTAAATTGGGCAAGAGTAGCCGCCGCAGTTATTGCGGTCTGGGCTATAAGCATTGGATCTGCTAATACAAAGGGCATTATTTAGTTCCTTTCACTTCTGGAGATATTTGAAGGATAGTTAAAGGATAAGGCTGGTCCTGCACAATATAAAAATCAGCTAACCTATTATATTCCATATTTATAGAAAATTCACGATCATCAGTAACAAAATCAGGAGACTGGTCCATTAAAGCACTCGTTTGTCTAAACGATATTGGATCTTTCAAATTATCCAAGTCATTGCCTAGTTTTATTCCCAACGAGTTATAGAACTTAATAGTCACCCGATCTACTCGCTTGATCTTCCCCTGAATTGACCCGGATTGAGTAGGCCAGTCTTGTTGTAATGTATGGATAAAAGCTCTATAGTTATATCCAACAACTATCCGAACAGTTCCCCCTACAGGCAAAGTAACCTTTTTTTCCAATGTAATCTCTCCATCAGCGTCTACAATCTGCTCTGGTTGAACTGATCCATTAACCACTGGAGTAACTGTCGTTCCTATAAGATGGTCGAAACCTGCTGCCTTATCTCCGAACGTAACAGGCGTAGGAACATCTACAACCTTAAACGAATCAACAAAGCGCATATCGTCCTTGTCCTGAACATCATCAGGAAAGAATTCCATAGTAAATTTTTCCATATACCGCTTTGGACCGCCACCTATAGTTCGTTCCACACACAGGTACACTTCTTCAAAAGTTGCATTAATATGTCGAACCGTAGCCATAGTTAATACCTTAGCATCTGGTCCTCCTAAGAAATGTTGCGCCCAGGAGGCTAGTCCCTGATTGCCGATATATGTCGTGGAAAGGAACTTACCATCGATTCTTGTGGACCAGATCATAGGATAAGGTTCTTTCATACGATCCACATCTACAGCGAATGTATCATTACGAAGTAAATGCTCTGCCTGAAGAGAAATATCATTTGAATCATACCGATCATTATCATCATTAAAATCGAATTCACGGAGTTTCCTTCCTGAAAGCTGATAAAATACTAGTACTCCACCCATTGTTACTGGCTCAAGTATAGAACCATTCTCTGACTGAGACTCTGCACGTATAGATGTAGGTGTAATTGCACCACCAGCAACAGAACTAAAGATAACCCATTCACTTCCTTCAGTTCCTATAACCAGCGCTCTTGCTTCTTTCATCCATCGTATCTTATTGAGTTGAGCGCCACTTAACTGAACGGCTATAGCTGAATCATCATTAACCTGATTGTTCTGATCAGAAGTGGAAAACGTGAAAAACTTATTAGGACGACTAAGCCAAAAATTCTCTGGAGCAGTGGGTGTTCCGCCTAAAGCAAACCTTTGCTGAATAAACGCGCACGCACGAGGGAAATTACCAATATAGAAAGCACCGAGTCTCCAGTCTCTTGTCTGCCCATTATTAGCAAATGTATTTAAATCTGGATCACGAGGAACAAACTCTTCAAAAGCCAAATCCACACTCTTATCATTATTAACAACAGTGATCGTACCCCATACAGGTGTGTTCTCTATAGTTATGCGAAGTTGTCTCCCAACATCTGTAGAGGCAGTGAAAGTATTGGCTGTATCAGAAACAACATTACCTGTATTAACAGCAACAGTTATTTCAACATCCCCAGGAGCAACAACAAATGTCACTGGATCGGTAATCATTTCAATAGCATCAGCATCGTCATCTATATTGGCTGCATCCTGATCATGATTCCATCCAGAAGCTGAACCATCCAAGACTCCGATCATCTTACCTAACTGAATCCACTTAACAATATCAGAATCATTACTATCGACAACACGAGCAAATGTATTCTCCAGATCAGTCGTAAATGTGAGCTTGTCACACATGAGGCGACTATTACCAATATCGACGTTGTATATAGCATTAGTAGCCAAATTTCTTGCGATGAAAGAAACAGGTCTGATAACCACTTCATCATTGCTTAACTTTGTAATAACTTGACCAAGAAATCTATCCTTTAACTCTATATATTCCACATAATCATTAACTATAGAAGTAGTGAACGCACCAGAGGCATTAATGTCAATCAGTCGGAGTTGAAAGTCCTGAGATGTAACCTGTAGTGTTGTTATCTCCTGTATATCATCTTGAGGAAGGAAAGGGCCGTCGATAAAGGTAGCAAGAACATATTGCCAATTAGAATCAAGAATTCGTTGTATCTCAGCTACAGGGTATATTTCTCCAGTTATAAAAATTGAATCAACAGAGAATGTGAATCTTAAATCAAATATATCAGCATCCAAATAAGGTACAGCAAGAGTAAACACCTTAACTTCATCTGAAGCACGGTACATTTCAACTTGTTGATCAGTAAACACAAGTATGAATCCTTCCTGTGAATTTGGCTGATGCCGGATATACCTAATATTACCAGTCGGCTTTAAATGATCGTCAATAAATTTAGATCCATTTCGTTCGGTAATTGGACCTTGAGGAATAGAATACATATTAACAGATTCTTGTAAAGCAGCTCTGAACGTTTGAAGATCCGTTCTACCCGTCATTAACGGGCTTATTTCACCCGCAGAAAAATCCTCTTGTATTGGATGAGCTGGAGGTGGCATTATTGAAGGCCAGGTATCGCAGGCACAGGATGGATAAGCCTACTTTGTGTAATCCAAGAATCTGCGCGTAACTCTCTGGGAGCTTCTTCTTTTGCATCTACACTCTTAGCTTTTGCCAAGATTTCAATAAACTCAGAGAACAAATGCTTTTTAAGGTCCAGATCCTGAGTAATAGCATATGAAATATCCACTGCCAACTTAGCTGATATAACTTGAGCCAACATATCGTCGAACCGCTGTGTATTGCTTTCGTCTTTCACAAATTCAATACCAATATCATTACTGTTAGAAATAATAACATCTCCTTCCCGCTTCCAACTTTCATCCAGGCAAAGACTTTCTGGTGAAGTGCCAATTCCCTGTAGATCCAATACCCTCCATATCCTAAGTGTGCGAGGAGGTAAGGAATGCCTAAAAAGCCTACCAAACACAGGTTTCGCTGTCTGGACAGCTAGCCGCTGCCTGTCAGATACTGATTTCCAGGGATGACGCCTAAGAATTTCTTTACGAACAATATTGTATCGGTTTTTTACAAGTTGAGCCGCTTTACTAGTATCATCAAATGATACAATTAACTCTTCTCCCATATTTGCTAGTGCGCCATTGGCGATGTCCACCTGTGTTGCCATACGCGGAAGGTAAGCTCAGATGAACCAGAAATCAAGCAAAAAGGGGCCAGCCCCCTGAAGAGCTGACCCCATTTGGTATACGACACAGAATTATGTACGATCTACACCGAAGACATGAACCTTAAGATCCTTATCTGCGGCCCAGATTGCTCCACTGAGAGTTCCTGTTATATACAGGGGTTTCTCAGTTTTAAACAATACAGTGACAACATCCTTGAGGAAATCGGCATTTCCAGCAGCGGCCACATCAATTGGTGTTGGTGTAAAGAAATCAGGGTCATCAGCGACAAGGTTATCCTTATCGATAAATCCTGATCCATCTACCCCAGCCAATCCAAGATCCAGAGTTGCTGAAGCACCCATATCCTCAAACGAAGCCGCACCCGTATAAAGAGTCGTCCCTGTTGGGATTATAGTGATTCGCAACTCATCATCTTGAGCTAATGTGCCCGATTCATCGTCAGTGGTGTTAAAATCACCACGAAATACATGAAGACGCCCTAAAGAGTCTTCAGGATTAATGAACGATGTCTGGACTGCGTTATCCAATTCAACAAGGTTTACTTGTCTTGATTTTTGAATAGCCATGATATTTTTTGATTAGAGTGCGTTAATTGCGGTTTCAACAGACGTAGTGTCTGTTCCTAATTGGATTTCTTTAACATACGTTTTGAGAGCATCCCGTTGAGCTGCGTTGGCAGTAAGGATAGCATCGAATTTCCCCGCATCCAGATCAGACTCAGAGAGTTTGTCCTGGGTTGAGGAAGAAATACGAATTTCAACCTTAATTTTAGGTAAATCTAGTCCTAGTCCTGACATTAGTCCAAGCAGTTAATTCGTCCAGTGACTTCACCCCACATACGGGTAGCGTCCATGCACAATTTGAAGTAGATGAATGGTATGTTCTTTTTGGAACTATCTCTCCACATATCAACGGTAAGTGTCTGAGCTAAAGCTACTTTCATAGACATTTGCTTAGCAACAATACATTGACGTGGATCACCAGAAGTTCCAGAACCCAACAGACGTTCCGTATTAATGAAACGGAAGCCCATGAAAGTAACCGTGTTACCTTCCGCAAGAGCCTGACGAACAGCGTAGTCTGAATTGATAATTTCTTCAATACCAAGCAGTTGTTCTGCTTGAGCTGAAGTTATATAGCAATCCAAAACCTCAGTCTGGCCTATTGCTTCCAGGCGCTGCATAGTAAAGCGAATAGCTTTAAGCTTTGCGAGCGTGATTCCAGAAGCAGCGGGAGCACCCGTATCAACATAATCTACAGCAACATCGACACCTTCGACATCCCCTGCGATTAATTCATACCGAGCATCCGTTACGATAGGACGACTATTGCCTTTAGATATACTCCCTACAGAGATTTTACCTCCTGTAGATGGAGCAAAAGTAATATCGACTTCACCTTTCTTACCAGCTTTGGATACACCAAAGATTTTCGCGATTACAATATCATCCATCTTTCTATGGCCTGATGCTTGCATAGCACGAGTGTAAGCGTTGGTTGGATCAGTCAAGACACGCTTGAGATCCTTTGGATCGATATACTTGCCGAGTTCGAAGTCTACAAGAGTGACACGTCTACGATCATGGCAGATTTCCGAATTCGGATTATCGCCAAACCGCACATTGTCTTCTTGCATCTCCTCTGCAATACCTACGCGATCGAATGTTGCGAATTCTGAACGAATACGCTCGATCTCGAAGTTTTGCGCTATTTTTGTATCAAATTGCTGAAAGGATTGATCGAAGCCGCGAATAAACTGATTGTAGTAAGCCTTCTCCAGCGACTCCTGACCTGTCCCACCAGCAGAAGATATACTTCCTACTGACATAATATTTATGGGTTAAGTTAAGAGTTTATTATTTTGCTTTCGAAGTGCTACCCCTGCGGACACCGCTAGATATTAAGGTATCTCTACCTCCCCTTCAGGGGTTAGAAGGACGAAAACCGCTACCCTTCAATTCGCAAGGTAGCGGTTTCCTGAAAAAAGTAAAGAACTTTTTTAACTATCTTCTGCGTAAGCGATCTCGTATAACTCGCTACGGCGCTCAAGAAGCTTATCCTTTAACATCTTCTCATCCGGCTGGAGGAATTTGTTAGGATTAAGCAACTCAAGATACTCCTTGCTGGATTCAAGTTCAGAGATCTGGTTTAAAGCCTGCCCTTTCGCGCCGACTGGACCTGTACCCCCTTTATCGCCCATTCCTGCTGGATTATCTGACATAAGCATTTGCCCCACTTTGTAGAATGTTTGGATGATCATACTATTTGTAGAAAGAGTAGGATCTTCTGCAATGAAATCAACGAATTCCTTCGGAGCGACTGTGTTAAGGCCATGTTCTGCAATCTGCATCTTGGCATCAAACTCATCCCCCCACATTTCACGTATTTCATTAAGCTGCTCCTGAGAGTTAGTTTCAAGGAATTGTCCCTCTGCGACCTCACTAGTTGATGCCATATCATAAAAATACTGCAAAACATGTGCGGCCTGGGAGTCATCCAAATGAGCTTCGTGCATACTTTTAACAAAGCTGCTGCGATCCTCATCACTGAAATGAGCTGTCTCAGGTTTCTTAAACGCTTCTAGTTTATATTCTTCTATCGTTTTCGGAATTTTAAGCACATCATGCCTCCAATCCGCCATCTTATCCGCTTCCCAATCCTCCTTCGGACGAAGAATCTTATCCCCGCCCAGAAGTTTCTGAGCATTGATTAGCTGATCTGAGAGAGCATTAATTGCCTCCTCAGACGTTGTAGCCTTTATATTGGCTATTGTTGGATCAAGACGCATTCCTTCGTCAGTGATATGGTCACGCCAATCACCGTTGTTAGAGCTACCCCCTGAATTACCTAGACCACCAGACGAACCAGTTCCACCCTTGTCATTGCCAAGAGCGCCTGTTCCGCTATCTGTTGATCCTCCTTCACTGGACCCTTCTTCTGCCATATTATTGTTGTGGTTTGCGGGCGATTTCAGTCATCTCCTTCTTCGCCCTGATTCTATCTATGATGATACGCTGTAATGCTGTCTCATCGAGAGCTATTTGATCCATTATACCAAAACAAAGTTGTCTCTGCCCTTCCTGTCTGAGTCTGTCTTCATTAGTGGATACATTCTTAAAATGAGTTATACCGGATATAAAGTAAAGATGGGCAAACACCAGCTCCCCGTCCTTGGTGGCGGCTATATGTTGATACGCATTCTGAAGATCCTCAAGCTGAATATGCTTCTTATCGAGGAACGTCAGCGTTGAATCGCTGGCTTTCTGTGTCATAACTTATACTACTGATAAACCTTTTTCCTGTGCTGTGGCAATATCTTTTATTGAACCCGCGATTTGTTGGCCCTGTTCTGCTTGGACTGCGGCCTGCTGTGCTTCCTGGGCATCTTGTTCTTCCTTAGCAATCTGCGCGTCAGACTTACGGACATCGAACGGAACATTCCTATACATGGCCAGCGTAGTTCCAAGCTTAGTAAAATCAATGCCTTTAAGAATAGCTGGATCTATATTAAGTAGAGGGACAACATCCTCAATGAATCTTTGGATGTTTCCTGCCTTAACACCGAGCTGCGCTTTAGCTGCCTGAGAAGTAAACCCAATCTTAATCCTTGTTTGCTGTAACTCAGAGTTAGGTGGGTCCATGCGGCCCTGACGATTAAGTTCAAAGAAAGTATTTTCAATAAGAGGAATAGCGTACTCACGCTCAAGTCTTGAAATGATTGGACCAATCTGGCGAAACATCTCTTCTCTAATATCAAGTATCTCAGTAGCCGTCTGCCTTTCGGTTTTACGTGGACGAAGTAGAAACTCGATAAAGAATCCCCTGGATATTGCTTCCCGCTTTTGATCCATAACTTCAAGTGTAATATTGAAGTTACCTGCGGTCTGCAATAGCGTCGGATCAGCCGCGCCAGGGGTTTTGTAGATGATAGAACCAGGTTTATAATCAACAGGAGGGAGGAACCCGTCTTCTTCAACTACGATAGGCGCACGAACATTAAGCTGTGCAGCCGAAATAAATTCACGCATCATAAGGTTAAGTAATCGTATATCCGGCAGAACATTCATAGCAGGCGAACGACCATAAGTCTCTCCAACTATCTTAGTCCAACGCGGAGTCAACCAGGGGAAATAGTCGAAACCACCTTCGCGAAGAATGCCTTTAGTCCCTTCACCTTTGATCCAGTGTATAGATGCAAAAGGCTTATTAAACTTATCCTCAAGATTCGGATCACGTTCTGTTCTAGGAAAAGTAGCATGGAGTATCTTGAACTCCTTATTACCGTTTTGTTCCTCCATAACCTGTTTAGGTATCTGGTCCCCCGGCTTATTAAAGAACGCAAGGATTTTTCGTTTCGTCCATTCAAAGTCGCGATCCAGAGCATCAATCTGTCCCTCATCGTTCTCTATAAGTGTACATTGTGCAAGTGGAATCGCGTTAAAGATCATCGATTTGTTTTTCTGACTGTACCCCATAAAGTTTATAGATGTACCGAAAGCACCCAGATCAAGCATGACCTCGTGTGTAGACGAATCAAAATTGGTTATCGGCTTTCCAAGTTCGTAATATATCTCATCAGCCCATCGTTCCAGTATTTTCTGAGATTCAAATGACAAATTCTCTGTCCTGCCATCCAGTGTAGTAAGTTCAAACCATCGTTCGTCCACAGGAAACATATTCCCCTGCACACCCGCAGCTAATTGTTCGTTCGCCCAAGTCGCTGTGGAATCAAAAATGTTTTCCACAAGTTGTTGGCCTTGGGTAATTTTGTTACTGTGGAAACTCGGAACGTTGGGCCTGCATAAATCCTTGATGTCTTCGTATTGACTATTGAAAAGCGATCTGGGACGCGACCACACTTCATGTCGTGTCTCAAGTTCAGTTAACTCCTGCTGCGTAATCCTCGCCATTAAGCCCTCGCTCCCTGACCAAGCGCCCTATTACTCTTCTTTTTCGAACCCTGAGTGGCTGCGAAAATAGTGGACCGTCTTGTTCTGGAAGGTCTTTTGGTAAATGACGAAGAAACCCTTGGATTAGTGAACCTGGAAAAACCCACAGGGGCCGAACCAATCTGTTTAGATAAAAGCTGATTCAACGATTCGATATCCAGTCGTGACGACTCCACATTACTCAAATTCTGATTAAACACCCCCCGAAGGAGATTGAGCTGGTTCGTCGTATCGGTCTGCGCCTGCTGTGCTCTAAGAGCCGACTCCGACTGGAAAGCCGCAAATCGATTACCTAGTGTAGTTTGTGACTGAGCCAATGTCGTGCGTAAACCAGCTACAATCTGTTGAGTTGCCATATTTTTGTTTTATACACAGATTCGTTTTTGTCAACTCCCAACAAACGGCTGCATACCTGGTAGAGAGTGAATCTTCTTATCTGGTTTCTGTTTACGAGTTGGTGCAAAAATATCATATTTAACGTTCGCTGTGCGCTGTCGATCATCATATTCCCTTCGCTCGTCCCGATGACTGACGGCCAGCGTCCTGAATGCATCCGCTGGATGAGAGGACCAGTCATGAAGTGGCTTATTCTTGTAGGTTTTCTTCAGATCATCCTTCTCCTTTCGATATGACTGGAGAGCATTAATACCGTGCTTGCAGTTAACTGCATCGAACCAGCACCTGGGTAGGAGATTCCGTACGGCTTCAATACCGTCTTCTATGGAAATCTTCTTTACCGGGATAGCTTTGACACCCATTTCTCTAAGCGCCTCTCTTCTTGTCTTGCCTGACGTAAGTTCCCTAACCTCAACGTCATGTGGAAAGTAATGTTTGCCGTAAAGGTACTCCTTGGACCGAAGGAGCTTCACATAGTGAAGGAGTCCTTCGCCGGAATTAGTATAGAAGTCGATCAGTCTGACTTCATTCCTGAAAGTCTGGTAGAACCAGATACTCGTCTCATCGTCGATTCCCAGATCCCAGGCGGTATGCACCGGAAGCTTTGGTTCCCATAGGACTTTGGTAAACTGCTTCCTCTTCCTCAGAGTTTTCATCTGAGTCTCGTAGTAGGCACCCTGGAGTGGCACTGAAAAATTAGTGAACATCTCCTGTTGGAACAGCGCCTCATCTTTAAACTGCTTGCGGGCCTTCTCTAAGTCTTTCTTATCTAGAACCTTACAATCGGCTGCTGTGAGTTTGGACCAAAACCACTCCTTATCCTCTTGAGCCTCTAAAAGCTTATCGTAGCCATGATTTTCCCCTCTTGGTGTAAAAATGAAGACTGCCCATCCGCCATTCTCGATCAGGATTGGCAGAGTCAGATCCCAGACATACGGGTCCATGAGCGCCCATTCGCTGAAAACAACCCCCACAGGATTCGCTCCTACAAACTTATCAGGCTGATCAGCCCCCATGACTTGAAAGACAGAGCCGTTTTTCAGCTCTATCCTCATTTCGGCATTCGATTGGGTCTGCCGTAACTCTTTTGGAAAGGCATCCAAGAACTTCTGGCCCTCTTTCGTCATCCCTGTCCAGGCAATCCTCCTGCCTTGATTCAGAAATGGATAAACCATCCAATACAGCCCTACACGCTGTTGACTCATCCAGGCGGACAGATTCATCATAATCAAGTCCTTACCGTGCCTACGCGGCCATACAACCACCGCTCGTTCCCCTCCAGCCTCTAGATACTTCCAAAGGCCGAGTTGATACCAGCGAGGCTCAAAATTATTCGCCGGGAGTATAATCTTACTCATTCGTCATACGGGTCAACGAAATCTTCTATAACCTCTCGCAACAACTCATCCATATCAATACGCCTCCTCTGTGTTTTGATCATCGTCGTCTACTGGTCGCATTTGAAATTCCCTTCTGTCTGCATTCAACATCTCCTGGGAGCAGTGCTGCAATGCATGCCAGTCCCTCGCATCTTTAGTACTGAAGAAGCGATAAGGATGGCCATCCTCAGTAAAACCCACAAGCATATAGCTATCAAGGTGTTCCCTCAGATGATGATGCAGATTCTGCTTTTGTCCTGTTGATAGTTTTGCCATCTTTTAGTTTCTGTGTTACCGGATCAACTCGCTGCCCTATCTTCCTCATTTTCTTCCTGTTTCCTCTGGCGTTCGGCCTTGCCTCCACTTTTGCTTTTGTCGTTTTCAGTGGATTTATCTGCAGATTATGATCCATCGTCGAATTGTATAGTCCCATCGCTTTGTCCTGAGTTTACTTTTACATCTTCTTCTAAAAATTTAGTGTATTCCTCTGGTCCGCGCTTTGTCGAGGGTAAATCGTCCTGATGTGCCGACTTATAGCTAGTAAGGTGTACTGTGACATTCATCTTCTCCTCCATCTCCCCATCCACACTCTTCATATCCCCCACCAACTTGTCGAGAAGCTTGAATTCCAGCCGCATCTTATCTCCAGGTGTCAGGTTGCCGTTCTGGGCAAGGAGTATCAGGGACCGCATGGGATCATGGCCCAGCTCATGGCATAGCGCTGCTACTTTGCTTCTGTTCTTTAAGGATTCAATAGTGCTTTTTGCCTTCTCTATGTGCTCGTCGGCTGACAGATCATCCAGCTCCCTGTGCTTTATAGCCAAGGCTCTACGTTGATCATTGACTTTCTTCAGTCCTTTTGGAATAGCTGTTCCTTTGGGTGCTCCCATGTGGACAATGAACTGCTTTGTTGCTGTGAAGTCAACACTGGAGTTCAGTTGACAAGGCACAGTGGAGTCTGTTTCTGGGGTAAAGTTCGGTTATAGGCGGTTATAGATAGAAATTGCATTCAACACTCAGTTAGATTAGTAGTCTATCAACGACTTACACGTAGGTTATAGATACTGCGGCATTCCC